TTCATCTTCGGTAAAAAGTCTGAGGTTTGTATGACCCTCCATTGAATCACTCATTTCATCCATTGGCAATCCACTGTCGGATATTTTTCTATATCCCAAATAATTTTCAAATTTTTCTTTTTTAAATTTTTGAACCCGATTTAAAACTTGTAATTCTTCTTCGAAGTTTATTAAATTATCAATTACCGATAAAGGAACATCTGCATAATGAAACATGTTATCACTCATCACTCCCCGTCTCTGGATTAAAATCTTTTGAATCTTGGAAGAATGAAATTGTTTCACTGAAACCAAAATCATCATCAGCATCTGCCGTTGTTGGATTTGGTGTCACACTGTATCTCTGTTCTCTCTTCGGTGACTGATCGGGCATATCTGTATACTGGTCAACTTGCACCGTCTTAATAACCTTACTGGACGTAACAGGACCATAGAGATAAAACTTAGCAGTAAACGAAAGTGTGTAGATAATTGCTCTACGACTTGCAAAGTCACCCTGATAATCATCTTCATACGCAATGCTGTTTAGGATAACAGGAACATCTCTCTTGATACCCATATCAGTATTATCATTGATAGTTACTGTATAGTCTGGCTGAAAGTAAGGCAAGATTTGCTCCACAATCTGTAAAGCATCGTCTGACTGTTTTGATAGAACATAAAGTTCAAAGTCGATGTTGTACGGCACAGGCATATACTGTGTATCTAACTGACTTGCTTTTGCACCCTTGACTTTTTTAAACTTCTGCACACGTTGTAGTTTTCTTGCTGGGTCATAAGATATTCCAGCAATCTCAAACCCAATGCGAGGAAGCGTCACCGCTGTAGACTTTGATAGGTCTGGGTCATCTGCAAGACGTACAAGATACTTCTGTCGAGGACCATATGCAAGAGGCACCTTCATTGACTGTTGAATCGTCCCACTATTATCTTTGCGAACAAGGTGAATATCATTGAAGAGCGTTCCAAACGCAACTACCACCTTTCTAGTTGTTTCGTGATAAAATTGTTTTCCTAACATTACGATGGTTCTCCCGCGTCACCGAATGGATTTGATTCGCTGAAGTCTAGGATTTCATCATCCAGTTCATCGAACAGTTCATTCTGATTGACCTTATCTGTTGATTGGTCACCTACTATATATTCCTCATTGATGAGATACGATGGGTCACCTGTATCCGCTGCGTTCTCAAGAAGAATAGACTCACCACCAGGCGTTTCATCCTCACCAATGAGATTGTCACCAGCATCCGTTCCGTCACTGTCTGTTCTATCAAGTAGGAGTAATCCACTACCCTCACTAGTTGCGTGGTCAATCCTAATCTCTTGATTGATAGTAGCAGTAGCAGTTTGTTCAAGTGTAAACTGGAAGGAGTATGTGTTAAGTGATTCTGCATCCTCAATCGCATCAATAGCTGCAATCCCTGTGTCGAGTGCCTCAGAACCATAATCAAATAGACGACACTGCATTTTATACACAGGGTTGTTATCTAACTGATGGAATGGTTCATCATGATCTACAAAGTTGATTTGAAACAACTTACCTAGTGTGGGATGATATATTGCATCACCCTCTTGTGGTCTATCATCGTCAGTTGCATCCGTCTCATTTATAATGTAAAATGTCTCACCTTCTAGTTTAGAGGATGAGTCTAAAGTTCCCGACTCTAATAAAATAGAACCAGAGGATGTTGA